CGCGTTTGTGCGAATTTCCGCACTTCCATTTCAGGGATTTCTAATAGGACAAATTGCCCTAGGACCAGACTGGCACCCGCGCGCGGGCCCGAACTCCCCGGCGGCGCGCAAACAATCTGCGCGGTTCATTCGCCATGGCTGCGCGGCTCCTCCCGCGCGCTGCCGTCTCGGGACCGCGCGCGGGCGGCCTTTTTCGATCACGCGCACGTCACGCGCACGTCACGCATACGTCAGGCGCACGTCGCTCGCACGTCACGCGCGCGTCGCCCGCACGTCGCAGGAGTTACGTAATGGCTCGCCGACCCACCGCCACCGTCTTAAAACTGATTCGCGGAGACGCGCACCCGGAGCGCCACCGCGACGACCGCCCGAAGATCAACGAGCAGCCGCGCGTTCCTCCGGGCGTGGTGCTCTCGGAGGATGAACGGGCGATGTGGGATTGGCTCATGGAAAACGTGGTGGTGCCGGGCGTTCACGGCACGGGCGACGGCGGTTCGTTCGTCAAAATCTGCAAGCTCTGGGTGCGCGTGAATCAGGCGGATATGAAATGCGACAAACTCGGGCTCGTGATGCGCGCGCCTTCGGGGAAGCCCGAACTGCAACCGTATGCGCGCCTGTCTCGCGATCTCTGGCAGCAACTTGGGATCGCGCTCGCCGAAGTGGGCGCGACGCCAGCCGGGCGCGTGAAGATATCCGGCCCGCGCGTTCAAGGAATGCCGGGCGAAAACACCTCGTGGGATGAAATCGATTGAGGCTATCAATGAGCAAACGCAATCGTCATCCGGGCGTGGGCAATCGTTTCGATTTTGGCGAGTCCGGCTACATGGACAATCTACGGAAGCGCGCCGAGACGGAGCAGAAGGGTCGCGGACCGAACGTGGGCACTCGAATCTGTTCGCGCTGTCGAGCGCATCGCCCGATAAAAGGCGGTCGCTTTGTTCAGCCGTTTCGCCGGTTCGTCTGCCGCGCGTGCAACCAGTGAACGCCAACGCGCATCACGAGCAGGAAATCGAATTGAAGCGCCGCGAACCCATGGGCGTCACTCATCCGCGCGTCGCCGTGTATGTGGACCTCGCCGACATCGCGCGCCGTTACGGGCCGCGCGCGGCTGTCAGCATCACCGGGCGCGTTCGTCTTTTGGAAGGCGCGGTAATCATCGAAAAGGTGGAGCCATGAACATCCCGCCCGAAGTCGCGCCCATCGAAACGCCCATGCAGTACCACACGTACATGACCGAGCTTTCCGTGCTGATGGCGAGCGATCCCGGCATCGATACGCCCGAAGGGATATGGATGATGGCGCTGATTGATGCCATCGAGGACTACGAGCGGAAAGAATGGCCCGACATGTTTCCCGACCGACCAACCCCATCGGAGTAATGCAATGCGTAAGGTTCTGTCTCTTTTCCCCGTGCTCGCGCTCGCGGCGTGCGCGGTGTTCAATTCACCACCCACCAAAGCGTCAACGATCACGGCGACGTGGGTCAACCCGACAACGAACACGGACGGTTCAACTATCCCGACGACGGCGGGCGCGCCCGAAGCGTTGCAGACTTGGCGCGTCGAATACGGCACGTGCGTCGCGGGCGCGTTCGGTGTGAAAGCTGGCGAGTTCATCCGGACGCGCGCAGCCGGTGGCCCCGAACTGACGACGGCGACCAACAACGTCCCGCCCGGCTTGACGTGCGTTCGCGTGTTCGTCGGCAATCAGGCGGGGCGTGAGTCGGACGCATCGAACGTTGCGAGCCGCGTGGTTGAGCCGTCGCGCCCGAATCCGCCGAACAACGTGACCGCTTCGAGCGGCTGAGAACACCAAGACAGATAGACGCGGGCGACGGTTCATCCGGTCCCGCGCGCTGGGTATCCGCGCGTGGATCAGATCGACATTCCGGGGACAGAGAACCCGCCGACGAAAGGAAAGCGCGGACGCCCGCGCAAGTGGGACAACGATGCCGACCGCAGGCAGGCCGAGAAAGAGAAACGGGCCGAGCGGGCGAAAAAGAAACGGGATCAACTCGACAACGATCCCAAGGCGATGCGTCAGCGGGCCATCGCCACGCATATGGCGGCAATCTCCGGGCCACCGCCGACGATCCAGGTACGCGATGACGACCTTGCCGAGCTGGCCGTCGATTTCCCGAACGTCGCCGAAGGGCTGCAATACGCGCGCGATGTCCTGACATCGCATATCAGCGCCTGCGACTGGGTGCGCCGCGCATGCAAGCGGCACGAAAACGACCTCGCGCGGATCGAGGAAACGGACTGGCCCTACACGTTCAACGCGCGCAAAGCCGAGCGGGCAATCCGCGCCATTCAGATGTTCCGCGAGGTGCGCGGGCCGCGCGCGGGCAAACGCTTCCGATTCAGCCCGTGGCAAAAATTCATCGTGGCGAGCCTCTTCGGCTGGGTGGACAAGACGAACGCCATTCGCCGCTTCCATTACTGCTTTGTCGCCGTGCCGCGCGGCAATGGCAAATCATCGCTCGCCGCCGCGCTGTGCCTGCTGATGCTGGCGCTCGACGGCGAAGGCGGCGCTGAGGTGTACGCGGCGGCCGTCACGCGTGATCAGGCGCGAATCGTTTTCAATCTCGCGCAACATATGGCCCGCACCGATAACGCCTTCCGGGCGAAGTACGGCGTTTCGGTTCACGCTCACGCGGTCATTCAAGACGCGAGCGCGAGCACGTTCCGTTCTCTGTCTCGCGACGCCAACGCGCTCGACGGACTCAACGTGCATTTTGCCGTGCTCGATGAGCTGGCCGCGCACAAGACCCGGGAGATTCATGACGTGCTGGTGACGGCGACGGGCAAACGATCTCAACCGCTGCTGTTCTCGATCACCACGGCGGGCGCGAATCAATCCGGCATCGGTTACGAGCAGTGGAAATACGCCATGAAGGTGCTGCGCGGCGAATCGGAGGACGAAAAGTTTTTCGGGATCATCTACACGATTGACGACGCCGACGACTGGCTTGCGCCTGCGAGCTGGGCGAAGGCCAATCCGAACTTCGGCAGTTCGGTGAACCCGGACACCATCGCAACGCTGGCGCACCGCGCGAAACAGATCGCGAGCCAACAAACCGCGTTCAAGCAAAAGCACCTGAATATCTGGACCAATGCCGCCGTCTCGTGGATGAACATGCTTCAGTGGGATGCGTGCGCGAACGCGGGCGCGGAAGCGGAATTCCACGGCGAGGAATGCGTCATCGGGCTCGACCTCGCGGCGAAAATAGACCTGGCTGCGCGCGTCAAACTGTTCGCCCGCCCCGTGGATGGTGTTACGCATTACTACGTATTCGCCCACTTCTATCTTCCCGAGGCAGCGATTCTCGACGGACGCAACGCGAGCTACCAAACGTGGGAAGCGGAAAACTGGATCACGGCGACGCCCGGCGAAGTGATCGACTTCGACGCCATCGAACTCGACTTGCAGACCGACGCCACGCACCACCGGCTTTTAGACGTGGCCTACGATCCGTGGCAGGCGCTGAAACTCGCCGCCGATCTCGCGGCGCGGGATATTCCCGTCATCGAGTATCGACCCACGGTGGCGAACTTCTCCCCGGCGATGAAAGAGATTGACGCGCTGGTCCGGCAAGGCCGATTCCATCACAACGGGAATCCCGTGCTGCGGTGGAACGTCTCATGCGTCGAAGTCATGGAAGATTTCAAGGGCAACATCTACCCGCGCAAGGATCGCGACGACCCGCTGCAAAAAATTGACGGCCTCGTGGCGTTGCTCATGGCGATGGGTCGGCGCATGACGCTCGAAGCCGCGCCGGAGTCCGCGCCCACTCTCACGTTCGTCTGAAGCGATGACAATCGCGCTGGCGTGATCGTCTAACTATGCGCGGCGATGGGTTTCACGTGAAACGTTGACGCGCCTGAGGCGTGCGCCTACATTCCGGCGCATTCGGGCGACGGTTTATCCGGTCCCGCGATCCGCCAAGGAATGCGATGCCTGAATCCCTGACAACGGCTTCCCGCCATCGTCCGTCGCGTTCGACTCGCGAGCGCACTCCAAAGCCCGCCCCGTCTCCACCGCCCAAAACGTAATTCCGCAACTGCGGGCGACGGTTCATCCGGTCCCGTGCAACTCGTCAGGAGCTGCGCCATGGATCGCAAATTCACGCCCGGTGAAGTTCACGTTCGCGCCGTCAAGGTCGAAGCGGATGCCACGGAGGACCGCACGGTCCGTTTCGTCGCGTCCGATGAAAGCGTGGACCGTTACGGCGATGTGATCGCGGCGGACGGCTGGCAGCTCAAGAGCTTCCGCGACGCGCCGCGCTTCCTGTGGAACCACGACTACAACTCGCCAATTGGCACCGTCCCGGAAATCGAAGTGCGCGGCACGCGTCTGCTGGCCCGCGCGAAGTTCGAGGCCATGGGCGTATTCCGCGCGCTGTCCGACTCGCTTTGGGAAATGGTCAAGGCGGGAATTCTGAATACGGTCTCTGTCGGCTTCACGGTCGGCAACGAGAAGGGCCTCGATTACGACTTGATCTATGACGATGACGAGCGCGTGACCGGATACCGCTACCTGCGACCCGAGCTGCTTGAGCTGTCACTCGTCACCGTCCCCGCGAACCCGAACGCCATCGCTCTTGGTCGTTCGCTCGTCAACGCCGGGAAAGTTTCCGAAGCATTGATCCGCCAAGCCATGCCGCTGGACGCGTTTGTCCGAGAGCAGCAGGCAGAACAGCGCCGCCGCATTCAGCAGGCGCGCGTTCGTGGCCTTCAGGTATCCGCGCCGCGTTAGGCACCCACACGAACTATCTACTGGAGTTGTCCCGTGAAAAAGGTTTCCGAACGCATTGCCGAACTGCAAACGCAGCGCGCGGCAAAGGTCCGAGCGATGGAGGACTTGCAGGAGATTTCCGATAAGGAATCCCGCGCCTTCACGACCGAAGAAAACGCCGCCTTCGACGAGGTGGAAAAATCAATCAAGGAGATTGACGAGACCATCGGTCGTCTCCGCGCGCAGGAGCAGATCATCGCTCGCAGCGCCGCCCCCGTGGCGGGCCCGCGCATCGAAATCGCCAGCGCGCCGAAAGGCATTCGCTTCGCTCGCATGTGTCAGGCCATCGCCGCGTCGAAAGGCGATCTCAATCAGGCGCAGGAAATCTGCAAAATGCAGTGGCCCGCCGATCAGCAGATGCGCGACATCCTGAAGGCGCAGGCGTTCGGCATCACGCGCGCTGCCGTCGCCGTGGGCAACACGACCGACGCCGCGTGGGCCGGTGCGCTGGTCAATGCGCAGATTCTCTCGGGCGAACTGATCGAACTCGTGATGGCGGAAGCGATCATCGGGCGTCTGCCGTCCGTGCGTCGCGTGCCGTTCAACGTGCGCATCCCGCGCAACACCGTGGCCATGGGCACGGCGGCGTGGGTCGGTCAGGGTCTCAGCAAGCCGGTTGGCCGTGCGTCGTTCGATCTCGTGACGGTGCCGTGGGCGAAGGCCGCGCTGATCATCGCAATCACCGAAGAGCTGGCGCGGTTCTCGAATCCCGCCGCTGAAACGCTGATGCGTGACCTGCTGGTCCGCGCGATCCGGGACTTCCTCGATGATCAGTTCATCGATTCGGCCATCGCGCCGGTCGCGAACCTCTCGCCCGGTGGCATCACGAATGGTCTGCCCGCCGGTCAGACGTTCGTCAGTGCGGGTGCGACGCTGGAGCAGATTCAGAACGATATCGCCAACGCGCTCATTCGGCTGCACGCCGGAAATGCGCCGCGCGCGCCGGTCTGGATCATGCACCCGCAGAACAAGATTGCCTTGGGCGCGGTGCTCAACGCATTCGGTCAGCCTGCGTTCCCGACCGTCAACGGCGGCGGCACGCTCGCCGGTTATCCCATCCTGACCAGCTCGCACATTCTCGCGACGCAGGTCCTCTTGATGGATCAGGCCGACGTGCTGCTGGCGAGTGACGACAGCGTGACCGTGGACGTTTCCCGCGAAGCGTCGGTGCAGATGGACAGCGCGCCCGCGACGCCGCCCACCCCGCTCGTGAGCTTCTGGCAGCAGAACTTGATCGGTCTCAAAGCCGAGCAATTCATCTACTGGATGCGCGCGCGTGATGAGGGCTTCGTGCTGATCACTGGCGCGACGTACCTCCCCGACCTGACCCCGTAAAAAGCAAGAAGTTAGCCCGGGCGCATTCGTGCGCCCGGGTCTACTCGGAGGCGCACGCGTGAACCTCATTGATCGTTCCTTGCTGTGGATGGTGAACGCGCGCACCAAGATGAATTTTTCCACGCTGCCGATGCCGCCCGGCATGGGTGGCAACTCTCTACCGCCGTTGTCTCACGGATACGTTCACGAACCGTTCGCGGGCGCGTGGCAGATGAACAAAGAATGCTGGGGCCCGCAGGGGATTTTCTCAGCCGTTTACGCCTGCATCGCGATCATTGCGGGCGACGTTTCCAAACTCCCGCCGCGCATCGTCAAGCGATTGCCGAACGGGAGCAAAGAGGATTTCCCGCAGCATCCCGCCGCGCGCGTGCTCGCGTATCCGAACACGTACCAAACGCGCGTGGACTTCTGGGGTCAATTCGTCGCCAGTTCCCTCTTCACGGGAAATACCTACGTCTATCTCGTCCGCGACCAGCGCGGCGTGATCAGCGAAATGCACATCCTCGATCCGCGACGCGTGCGCGTGATGCTCGCCGATGACGGGTCAATTTTTTACAACATCGGCGGCATGGAACGGCTGGCGTCACTGCTGGAAACCGATTTCCTGCCGTCGCGCGACATCCTGCACCACCGCCTGTTGACGCTGAATCATCCGCTGGTCGGCCTGACCCCGCTCTATGCGGCGGGCGTCTCGGCGATGACCGGCCAGACCATTCAGCAGAATTCGTTCGCGTTCTTTTCCAACATGAGCCGCGCTTCCGGCGTTCTCACCGCGCCCGGAAAGATTTCGCCCGAACTGTCATCGCGTCTCAAGAGCGAATGGGATGTGAATTTCAAAGGCGGAAGCATGGGCCGCACCGCCGTTCTCGGCGAAGGCATGAAGTGGGAACCGCTGACGATCTCGGCGGCGGATGCGCAGCTCATCGAACAATTGCGCTGGTCCATCGAAGACGTGGCGCGGTGCTTCCGCGTGCCTACGTACATGCTCACCGACGCGAGCAAGGTCTCCTTCAAAAACGCCGAACAGCTCGCGCGCAACTACTACAGCCAGACGCTTCAGTACCACATCGAAAGCATTGAATCGCGCATCGATGTGGCGTTCGGGCTGGCTGGCGACATCTCGTGCGAATTCGATCTCGCTTCGCTGCTGCGAATGGAATTCGACGCGCGGATGTCCGCGTATCAAGTTGGCATCAACTCGGGCGTGCTGACGATCAACGAAGCGCGCGCGCTCGAAGAGTTGCCGCCCGCTGAAGGCGGAAGCGAACCGCTCGTGCAGGCGCAATACCGCCCGCTGTCGATGGCGGGTGAGCCGATGCCAAGCGCCACGCCACCCGCGCCGGAACCGCCGCCCGAAGTCGATCCGGACGAACCCGATGACGATGACACCGACGCCGACGCAGAAGAGTTGGAGAAAGCCGCTCGCGTCGCGTCGCTCACTCGCCTTCTTGGCGAAAGGCTCGGGGCATGAAACGCGACACGCTGGAAATTCTCGGCTTGGCGGTAATCGACGCCATCAAGTTGCGTCTGCCGGAGCTGGTCCGGCTGGCCGTCGCGGATCAGTTGC